CCCGGCTGAATGAAGCGTCGACTTCCGAAGGTAGACGCAAGAACAGTCATCAGCGAGGCTATACGCGTTTACACGCAAAAAACCGAAAAGCCTACCTGACGGAAAACCCGCTGTGTGCGTTGTGTGCGAAAGAGGGTTATTCGGTCCCCGCGACGGTATTGGATCACATCATACCATTTCGGGGAAATGTTGAATTGCGGGACAATCCCGAGAACTGGCAGGGACTTTGTAAGACGTGCCACGACTTGAAGACAGCCCGGGGATTGTAAGTGTCTGTGACAGTGTGAGGGGTGAGGTGTGAGGTGAGTTATGACGGCGGGAAGGCCTGCGACCAGTTTAGCCGACAAGTTGAAAGCCGGGACGCTACGGGCGGACCGGATTAACTTCAACGAACCGCAGCCAAGTGACTTTGATCCAGCCAACCCGTTCAGTGAGGAAACGGACCTGGAAGCCTGGAAAATGTGGGAGTTTCTCGTTCCGGAACTGACGGAACGGTATGGAGTCGGCAAGGGGGAACGGGGTTTAGTTCAAGCCTATTGCACGTTCTACCAGCGAGCGTTACGGGCGGACGACGAACTGGATACCAGCACACTCACCGTGACGGACGAGAACGGAACGGTCAAAGTGAACCCCGTGGTCAAAATTTCGGAATCAAGCTGGGACCGGGTTGTTTCGCTAGGTTCGAAATTGGGGTTGGATCCGATCAGCCGTCGGCGGGTCCGGGCGCCCCGTTCGGGGCCGCTGGGTGTGATGGGTGGCCCGCAAATCCTCAGTCTTGCCGATCGGGCTCGAGACCGCAGCCTGGGGCCGGATGACGCGATTGAGAAGCCAAAGACCGGTGATCCGTTGCTAGACAGTCTGAGTGACTAACGATGCTGCAAATCGACGATGTCACGCGGAAATGGATTCTCAACAAGTCTGACGAACTGGCCGTCGAACGGGCCGGGTGTCGGTTCGACGTCAAGCGGGCGAAGCATGTCCTGGACTTTTTCCCGTCGTGTCTCGAGTTGTTCGAAGGGGGCCGGAAAACGTTCGTTCCGATTCCAGCAGCCCAGAAAATGCTGGCCCGGGTGTTTGGATGGGTTCGACAGGATCCGGTGAGCGGCAAGTGGAAACGCCGGTTCAAAAGTGCTTATTGGTGGGTCCCCAAAAAGAACGCTAAGACCCCTATTGCGGCCGGCGTCGGCCTGTACCTGTTGACTCAGGACGGCGAACCCGGACAGAAAGTGTATACGGCCGCAAAGGACGGCAAACAAGCCAAAATCGTTCACCGCCATGCGATGAAAATGGGGGAGCGGTCCCCCGTCCTGCGGCCGTATCTTAAGTTTAATAAGACCGAAAACATCATCGAATACCCGGACGAGGATGGGTATTACTTCCTGATTGCGGGCGACAATCCGAACTCCCAGGAAGGGCTGAACGGAAGCTGTATTATCGACGAATTACACGTCGTGAACTGGGAACTGTATTCCGTTTTGGAGTATATGGGGGCCAGTCGACCCGAGCCGTTAATGTTCCACTGTTCGACGGCCGGTAAGGATCTGGAGGGAATCGGGAAAGCAAAATACGACTACGGGAAACAAGTGGCGGCCGGTGAAGTCTATGACCACACGGTATTTTTCGAGTCGTACGAACTCCCGGCCGGCATCAGTGACGAACAACTCAAAATCCCTCTGGATTGTTCGCCAGAGGAAGAGTTGAAACGCCTGCAACCGTGGATCCAAGCCAATCCCGGTTGGGGAATCACTCTGGATACCGAGGACTTTATCAGCAAGTTGAAAGCGGCCCAGCGCAGTCCCCAGGCGTTCGCCCGCTTCAAAATGTACCGTGGGAATCAATGGCAGTCCGGTGATTCTCCCTTGATCAGCATGTCCGATTGGCGTGAGTGTCAATTGGTGTTCGACGTTGACCACATGACCGCATCGTAGCCTGAGAATCCCATGAATCGCCGCGAATTACTCAAAAGCCTGGCAGCGTTTGGCGCGCTAACGGGGCTTGTCGGAAACCACTCTACAGGACAGGCGGAAACGAATTGCAGGCCTGCAAACATGACTCCCGAAAAGACACGTTTGACCAGAACGCAATGGGATGAGGAGCTACGCGGGCGGGCATGTTACGGCGGGATGGATCTGGCGTTGATGTGGGATCTATCGGCGTTCGTCCAATGTTTTCCCTGGGGCAGGACAAAGGACAATCGGCGGTTAATGCAGTATCGCCTGAAATCCTATTTCCAGATTCCTGAGGAAGGGTTTGCGGTGTTGGTCGAAAAGGTTCCAGCCCTGAGAGACTGGCAGGCCCGGGGCTTTATCACGGTGACGGCCGGGAACAGTTTCGACGAAGAAACGTTTTGCGAGAAGATTCTGGAAACTCGTTCGGAGTTCGATTTGCGGGGCATCGCTTACGATCCAAAGTACGCTCATTCGCTTGCCCAGCGATTGCAGGACGGGAACGGAATTCTGGTTGAGAGTTTCAATCAGTCGGGAATCACGTTCGCGCCGTGTATCGATCACTTCGAAAAGGCCGTCGCCAATCACGTGATGTATCACGACGGCAACCCGGTCCTGACGTGGTGTGCTCAGAATGTCACGATTTACGAACGGCCGGGGAATCTGAAGTTGCTCAAGAAGCCCGCAAGGGGCAATCACAAGAAGATTGACGGCATCGTAGCGGCCGTGATGGCGTTGGGGATGAGTCTTTCCAAACCTGAAGTCACTTCGATTTACGAGGAAGAGGGGGCGTTGTTCGGATGAGTCCTGATGCGGTTCGAGGTTTGCAAGTGGCAGCGATGGGATTGGGTTATCTGCTATTGATTGGCGGCGTGGCGGGATGCTGCGGGGTGGCTGTTTCTGCGGTTGTCGCTGGTACGATTTTGTTCGTGTTGAATCTGATCGCACTGTCCCGACAATCGGACAGTTAGACGGGGGCTACCGTGTTAAAGTGGCTGAATAGTGGCCTGGAACAATTGGGCCGCGTGGTGACCGGTATTCTCCTGTCCGGTTATGACGGCGGGCTGTTTGGGAGCGGGACCCGGACAACCAGCGGTGAGGACGTCACGCCCGATTCGGCCATGACGCTTTCCGCTGTTTTCCTGGCGGTTGATCTGTATGCCAGCGCTCATATCGTGATGCCGTGCGGTGTGTATGCGAAAATGGGGGGGCGGCGGGAGTATGTCGACACCAACCCAGCCCACAAGCTAATACACCTCAGACCAAACCCCGAAATGACTGCGGGCGTGTATTGGGGGCTGGTGGAAGCCCATCGCTTGTTGTGGGGAGTCAGTTTCAGCGAAATCGAATGGAACGGCCGGGGGGAGCCGAAATACATTTGGCCCCTTGAGCCCTGGCGGGTGACGGTACGACGTTCCAGCGTCACGAATCGGCTGGTCTACGACGTTTCCGACAATCGGGGCCAGCGGACTCTCGAGGATTCAGACGTTCTGATATTCCCCCACTACACCAAAGACGGGATCACGTTCAAATCCGCAATCACTTACGGAGCGGAATCGATCGGCGGGGCCCAGGCGGCGGAGCGAACGGGAAATAAGTGGCTCGGGAATGGAGGGATGCCGCAAGGTTTTGTGAAACATCCCCAGCGGATGGACAAGACGGCACGCGACAATTTCCGCAAGGAATGGCGGGACAGCCAACGAGCGGATGGGGTAAACGTTGGTATTCTGTGGGAGGGAATGGACTGGGTTCAAAACCAGATGGACCCGGAATCCCTCCAGTTATTGCAGACAAAACAGGCGAAAGTGATCGACGTGGCCCGCTGGTTCAAGGTCCAGCCCAATAAGCTGATGGAGCTGCTGAAATCGTCGTACAGTACGAACGAGCAAGCCGATTTGGATTGGGTGAAAGGTTCGATACTCCCCTGTATCGTGAAAAAAGAACAGGAGATCAATTCGAAGCTACTTCGGTTTCCGGATTACTACTGTAAGTTCTCTGTGGAAGGCCTATTGAGAGGTGATTCGGCAGCCCGCTTGAATTGGTACAAGGGACTTCGCGAAATCGGCGTTTACAGCGTCAATGATGTCCTGGATTACGAGGACATGGACCGCATCGGGCCAGATGGGGACGTCCGCGTTGTCAACGCGGCGTATATCCCGTTGAACATGCTGGAAAGCTACTGGGAAGCCAAAGCGAAATCAGGCAACCCGGCGGACATGCCGACCGATCCGAACGCGGCGGGGAACGCGGGAGGGAATTCGAGTCCGAACGATCACGTCGACAATCCAGCCGACCCGTCGATCGATCCCCAGGCGAATCCGAAGCCGAAATCGGACAGGCAAAAACAGGGACCCCCGAAAGCGAAACGGACGCTTACCGAAGAACCCTTTTTCATCGCGGAGCTGGGCCGGATCCGACGGCGGGAAGACAAGGCCTTGCTGAAAGCGGCAAAGTCCCCGGCTGTGTTTTTAACGTGGCTGGATGAGTTCGTGCCGAAACATGAGGCCTTGATGCGGGAAGTTCTGACCGTCCCCGCGATTGCGGCCGACGATCTCACCGAACGGCAAGCCAACCTGCAGGAGATGGAAACAATCGTTGCCAATCACTGCCAAACCTTGCGGGATGGCCTGTTGGCGGCGGCGGAAGTGCCGGCGGCGGACTTTGCCGCGTCGATTGAAACGTTTATCAAATCCCGTCCTGAACCCGTTTTGAATAGATCGTGAGGCCTACCATGGGAACCATGTCCGTTGAACCAGTCTGGGAACTGTGCCTGTCTACTGGGAAAGGATTGGTCGGAGTCGATCAAGAGAACAAGATTCTCCTCGGCTATATCGTTGCCGAGGCGGGACCGTTCAAAAGCAAGGGCCGGGGCGAATTTGACAGCCAGTCCCTGCGGATGATCGTTGAGCAAGGGAACGCGGCCAAAATGGGCTTAAAGTCCCGGTTCGGGCATCCGGGGATGAGTTCGGATGCGCTGGGGACTCATTTGGGACGAGCCAAGAATTTCCGGATGGACGGCGACAAGATTGTCCGGGCCGATCTCCATTTGGCCCCCGCGAGTTTCACCAGCCCGAAAGGGAACCTCGGTCAACATGTTCTCGATATGGCGGCGGATGATCCACTAGCGATCGGGTCCAGTCTGGTGATTGAGCCCGATAAAAAGTATCGGTTGAACGAGGACGGGACACGCATGAGCGGGCCGGATCAGGAGCCGCTGCCCCCGCTGTGGTATCCGAAAAAGCTGTTCGCATCGGATATCGTCGACGAAGGGGACGCAACGAATTCTCTGTTGTCGGCCCAGTTCGACGTCAGTGATCCAACAACCGAGCATTGCCGCAAGGCCTGGGAGACGTTGAACAACGTGTTTTCGGGGCAGCCTCGAGAGGTGACGAAATCCCGTTTGCTGTCGTTCGTCGATCGATACCTGTCTCATCGGTACGGGGAAGAATCCCGCGTCACGACGGACGCGATTAAGGACAAGTTGTCTCGCGTGTTGGGAGCCGACGGGATTGATACTGTCTAGTTGACAAATCTTTCCAGTCTCGTAGGATATCCCCGTTAGAACAATCTGATGCCTGTCCGATCGAATCAGCCGTTGCTGAGACGTTTGGACAGGAACAGTGACGACTCGGCGCCAAAGCGGCCGCGAAATCACTTGAGCGTTTTCCGTTTCCTGGAACACGCCGGGTGTCTTTGCGGCCGTTTTTTCGTTTGTCGAATGCGGGCAGCCCCGGCAATTAGAAAGGGGCTGTACCCGAATGACGACGACAATCAATCTGGCGGGCATGTCGCGCCGCGAAATGCTGGCCACTCGGGCCGATCTGGTTACCAAGGCCCGGGCCATGGTCAAGGACGTGGAAGAGAAAAACGGGGGCAAGCTGAGTGCCAGTGACGAAGCTCAATGGGACCGCTACGACGCGGACATTGAAGCCCTGACCGAGCAACTCGAAAAGACGCCCCAGGCCGACCTGAAAGAGCGGTTGGCGAAGTGGGATAAGGACGTCGAGAAAGATCCGGGACGTCTGTCCCTGCCCTCTATTCCGGGGGGCGGTTCGGGTGAATCCAAAGGACAGGCGGAACTGAAATTCAACGGCGAGCCGTTGGACCTGCCCCCCGGCGAAATGGCGTTCCTCAACAGCCTGAATACCTCGGAATACGACGCGAAATTCAAGTCGTATCTACGTGGAAACACCAAGGCCGAATCACTTGGCATGAAAATCGGCGAGGACGCAAAAGGCGGTGTTTTAGCGTCCATGGGCTGGGTCCAGCAGATGATCAAGTTCGTTGACGACTTGGTTTTGATGCGGCAACTGGGGACTGTGATCCCAACCAATGGCGCCGTGTCGATGGGGGCGGTGTCGTGGGACACCGACCCCGGCGATGCGGACTGGACCCCGGAAGTCCCCGCGACGGACATTGCCGAGGACGACGGAGCCCGGTTAGGAACTCGGGAATTAGTGCCGCACGGGTTCAGCAAGCTGGTGAAGATCTCTAGGAAGTTGCGTCAGCATCATCCGCAAATTGTCGCGTTCCTCATCAGTCGACTGG